CGTAGTAATCACAGGGCGCGATATTTCTCTATCTTTCACAGGTGGAACAGATATCGAGGCACAAGCACTTTCAGCAGTCCTAACAAAGACTAACCTTCGCGAGACATACCAGACTCTCGATGGCGAGGCTTACAAGACTACAAACATCGAAGGCACATTTGCACTTTCAATGCTCGCTGACTGGGGTAAGGCAAACTCAGTATGCGAAGCTCTATGGACAGCAGCAGAGTCAGCACCAGATACAGACATCACAGTCAGCCTCACAGCAGCTACAGGCGCAGTCTTTTCATTTCCAATCATGCCTGAATTTCCAACAGCAGGTGGAGCCGGAACAGATGCACAGACTGTAGACTTTACATTCAAGGTATCAAAGGGTGCGGTCACAGAGACCTTCTCCTAGAGAATAGCGACGGGAGCATTTTATGCAGCAGTTAATAACAATTAAATACACAGACGGAACCGAAACCAATTACATGGTTAGACCGCCAGATTACGCCCGCTGGGAAATGGCAACTAAGAAGGTCATCTCCCAGTTCGGCGGAATGTGGGACATTCTTTATGTAGCACACAGCGCCATGAAGCGTGAGGCAGGCGGTAAGCCGACTAAGACATTAGATCAATGGATGGAATCTGTTGACGATGTTGAAGTAGGTGAAGGAGACCCAAAAGTCATCCAAGAGGAAGCGTAAGCCGACTCTTAGTTGAACTGGCACTAGCTACACAGATTCCTATGGATCATTGGCAAAGTGCCGAGGATATTCTTACAGCTATTGAAGTACTAGAGGAGCGTAATCGTGGCAGATGAATTAGTCGCCTTCGATAAGACGGAACTCCGCATGGTGTTTAAGGCTCTTAAGAATATGGGTGAAGAAGCCAACGAAGAGGCCAAGCGCCAGTCCGGCGCTCTGGCTGAATTCGCTCGAGATGAAGTTATCCAGAAGGCTAACTCAATCCAGAGCAGCAAGGTTGCAGGCCGAATTGCTCAGGGTTCTCGCGTTAAGAAGTCTAGCCGTATCGGTGAGATTACTTACGGCTTCGCTTCTCAAAAGTTCTCAGGTGGCGCAACCACTCGAGATATCTGGGGCGGTTCAGAATTCGGTTCCAATAAGTTTAGGCAATTCCCCGTATGGTCAGGCCGTGAAGGTCGAGGCTCTAAGGGTTGGTTTATCTATCCAACGCTCCGCAAGATTCAACCGCAGATCGTGGCAAGATGGACTGAATCATTCGACAAGATTCTTAAGGAGTGGACATAATGGCTACAGGTACAAGAGCATTAACGCTCAAGCTGCTTGCCGATGTCGATAACTTTACTAAAGGCCTCGATAAGGCAGATAAAGATGTCGCTACCTTTGGCGATAAAGTCGCTAAGTTTGGCAAGATAGCAGGAGCAGCCTTCGCAGCTGCTGGTGCAGCAGCCGTAGCCTATGCAGGCAAGTTAGCCATTGACGGCGTTAAGTCAGCCATCGAGGATGAAGCAGCGCAAGCCAAGTTAGCCAATACTCTTCGCAATGTTACTAAGGCAACCGATGACCAGATAGCCTCGACAGAGGAATACATCCTTCAGACTTCCCTGGCTACAGGCGTTGCCGATGACGAGCTTCGCCCATCGCTAGATCGCTTGACTCGAGCCACTAAGGATTTAGACAAGGCGCAGCAATTACAGATTCTTGCATTAGATATCGCGGCTGGTAGTGGCAAGTCTCTCCAGGCCGTTACAGAAAGCCTCTCAAAGGCTCAGGAAGGCAACCTAGCAGGCCTTAGCCGCTTAGGTGTAGGACTTGATAAGGCTGAATTAAAGACCCTTACATTCGACCAGATAACAGCTAAACTAGCAGGCACTTTCGAGAACCAGGCTTCTAAGCAAGCAGATACATTCCAAGGTAAGTTAGCCCGTCTCACAGTAGCCTTCGATGAAGGTAAGGAAACAGTTGGCGCTTATATCCTCGATGCAATTACTCCAATGGTCGAGGCTCTCGTTAAGAATGTTATCCCAGCAATTCAAGACTTTACTTCTAACCTAGGAGATAAACTCGCTCCGGTCATGAAGGTTCTTCAGCCAATCATTAACGGCCTACGATCAGCATTTACTTCTGTAAGAAATGCTCTTGCTGAAAATAATGATGAGCTACGCCCATTCTTTAACCTTCTCAAGAACATCACAGACTTCGTAGTCACTTATATGGCACCGGCTATTGGTCAGACTCTAGGCTTAGCCTTTAAGGCTCTTGGTAAAATCCTTGAAGGGATTATCGATACTTTTGCTAGTTTCGTTAGTAAGATTACAACGATTTACAATTCAATCACAGGCATTATTGATGCCATTAAGGGTGCTGGGTCAGCAGTAGGAAACTTTATATCTGGCGCCTCATTCCCTTCAGGGGCTACATCTCCAGCAACTCCTGTAACCCCAAGCCCACAATTACAGACACCTTCGCTTCCACGCTATATTTACGCCAGTCAAGGCAGCACCAATATCACAGTTAATGGCGCAATCGACAGCGAGTCAACTGCTCGCCAGATCGTAGGACTTCTCAACGATTCCTCAGCTCGAGGAACCCTCGGTGGCTCAGGGCTCGTATTCGTATGACCGCCTATACCCCTTCGTACAAAGTTTTAGTAGACGGCGATGAAGTTACAGATGTAACTATCGCTAACCTTACGGTTACTTCCGGCAGAACCGATATTAATGTCCAGCCCCTAGCAGGCTATTGCCAGTTGCAGTTAATGAACTTAGATAACTCAAGCTATAACTTCACAGTAGGAACTGGCCTTGCAGTAGAGGTAACTAATTCATCCGGAAATTATATCCCTATCTTTGGCGGTTACATTTCAGACTTTACTATCGCCGTTAATCGAGCCGGTGACCTTGGCTATACCACCGTAGCAACCATTACAGCTCTTGGTGCCTTATCTAAACTGCCCAAAATTATTGATAACGGAATCTTGTCCCAAGACTTCGATGGTGACCAGATTTACACACTTCTTTCAGGCTATCTATTAGGCCAATGGAACGAGGTTCCAGCAGCTCAGACTTGGGCTAATTATGACCCTACTGAGACTTGGGCTAATGCCGTGAATATCGGATTGGGCGAAATTGACCAGCCGGGCGATTATGAACTTATTGCACGATCATCAAGTAAGACAGACCTTTATACACTTTGCACAGATATCGCTAACTCAGCCTTCGGAGTTCTATATGAAGATTCCAATGGCAATATTGGCTATGCAGACCAGACTCATAGACAGGATTACCTAGCGGCTAACGGCTACACAACCCTAGATGCTAACCATGCCAATGGACTAGGACTAGCTGCGACTACTCGCGCTGGAGACCTTAGAAACTATTTCAACATCATTTACGATAACAATGGCAACCAGTCCTATGTAGCACAGGATTTAACTAGCCAATCTCTTTATGGCGTTTATGGAGAATCCTATACTTCCCGCATTAAGAAAACATCTGATGCTGAAGCCTTGGCAGATCGCTACATCGAGCTAAGAGCCAATCCTTATCCTAAGTTTCAAAGCATTACCTTTACCCTTGGAAACCCTGAAATCGATGACTCTGATAGAGATGCCCTTATCAACATATTTCTAGGCCAGCCAGTCTGGATTCAGAATTTACCGCCTAATATCACCGGCGGTTCATTTCAAGGCTACATCGAAGGCTGGACTTTCAGAGCAAGCCTCAACAACCTAAGCGTGACTTTCAACGCTTCTCCAATAAACTTCTCCCAAGTTGCGGTAAAATGGGAGCAGGTAAATGCAGCAGAAACTTGGAACACAATTAACACAAGCCTAACCTGGCTAAATGCGATCGGAGTAGTAGCGTAATGGCAACAACAACAACTAACTTTGGGTGGGATATCCCTCAGTCGACAGACCTAGTAAAGGATGGCGCCACCGCTATTGCTGCACTTGGCCAAGATATCGACACAGCTATGGTCGACCTTAAAGGCGGAACTACCGGCCAAGTATTGTCCAAGGCATCCGGTGCAGACCTTGACTTCTCATGGGTCGCTCAAGATGACTCAAACGCTATTCAGAACGCTATTGTCGATGCTAAAGGTGATCTTATTGCTGCAACGGCATCCGATACTCCTGCTCGTTTAGCAGTTGGAACTAATGGACAAGTTCTTACAGCTGATTCAGCTGAGGCAACAGGTCTAAAATGGGCTGCTTCACCAGCCGGTGCGCTTTCGTTAGTTAAAACTCAAACCATTGGTACAGGCGTTTCATCAATCGCAGTTACTAACGCGTTCTCTAGCACTTACGATAGTTATTTGATAATTGTAAGCGGCGGTGTTTTAAGTGGAAACTTTAATTTACAACTGCAACTTGGATCAACTACAACAGGATATTACACCTGGGGCTATTATGTAAACCCATCATCTACAACTCTTAATGCCGATCCAGGAAACAATGTATCTAATTTTCTATACTCATTTAGCGGGTCAACTAGCGGTTGTAATGGAATTGTTACTCTGATTGGCCCTAACCTTGCTAAACCAACCGCTATGGCTTCGCAAGGAATGCGCCCATCAAGTGCTAGAACTTATGTAACATACACAGGCACTGAGGATTCAAGCACTCAACACACAGGTTTTACTTTAATTGTTGATGGCGGTGGAACGGCCACAGGCGGAACAATCAAAGTCTACGGATATGTGAACAGTTAAGGATGAAAACCATGCGCCCACTAATACAAATTGATGATGAAGTCCGCGAAATGAACGATGATGAACTTGCTCAACATGAAGCCAATAAAGCAAAACAAGTCGAAGCCGAAGCAGTGCTTTTAGAAAAGCAGGCTGCAAAGGCTGCACTTTATGAGCGTTTAGGCATAACCGCAGAAGAAGTCGCTTTATTACTCGGATGACTCCTAAGTTATGCAAAGCCGGTCAGCAACTAAGAGAGCAGTTCGATGATACTTTTCCAGACCGAGATAGAACCTCGGATGGATGGATCGCAGATGCTCGTCATGTCGCAACTGGTAAGTCTGACCATATTCCAAGCGTTGATAGCAAAACAGTTAGGGCTATCGATGTTGACCGGGATGTATCTGGTAAGGCAAAACCCGACCTCATGCCTGACATTGCTGACCAGATTCGACTCTGCGCCAAGGCCGGAGATAAAAGGGTCGCATACATCATTTTCAATGGGCGAATCGCATCGCCTCGCTTGGGTTGGCGTTGGCGAAAGTATGCAGGATCTAATCCGCATAAGCACCATTGCCATATTTCTTTCACTCCAAAGGGCGATACAGATGGTTCGTTCTTTAATATCCCAATGTTAGGCGGCACAGTATGAACATGAAGAACCCAGCAATCCTTACAGCAGGAGCGTTCCTAGCTGCGTGGGGAGCATCTAACTTTGCACTCGACTATCGCTCAGTTCTATGGGCGGTTCTAGCAGGCGTGTTCGGATACGCAACTCCTAAGAAATAATGAGCGCGGTAGATTACTCGGCTATTGCCGTTGGAATTGTTACTGTTCTCGGTGGCACAGCTGCGTTTCTACAGTTTCTAATTAAGCATTACTTAAATGAACTTAAGCCCAATGGCGGTTCTAGCATTAAGGATCAGGTTAATCGACTGGAAGCGCGTGTCGATACAATCATCGAGCTGTTA